GACCACTACGGTAATTGTATTAGCGCCATCAGTGATGATGTATTCGTGGCCTACCTGGAGCTGGGAGGTGTCCTCGATGTCGATGGAGTCGTCCCCGCTGACAGTGGCCACTGAACCCACAGGGCTGAGCATGTCGCGCAAGGTGTAAGTTGAGCTGAAAAGCTCAAAGGCGATGCGGTTTTGATTGTAGAGCCAGTCCAGATTGACAGCGGTTTTAATCTCCACGGGGTCGCTAGTGGCCAGGGCCTCCATGTCGCCTTGCAGGGTGGCAATATCCGCGTCGTTGGACTCTATTTCCTGTTTTAAGTAGGTGTCGTTGTTTATCAGTTGCTGATAGTTAGGGTTCCAGGTGTCCGGATGCTTGGGATCGGTTGTCTCAAGCTGCCGTAAAAAGCCCTGATAAGTCGGGCTGCCGTTAAGATTTGCCATAAGATCCTCCGATTAGAATTGGAAATTCAAGGTAAATTCCAGGCTGGACTCAGCCTCCAGCTGCTTGGGCAAAAAGCTGCGCCTGCCCATCAGGTCGCCGTCAGCATCAAAAATACCCACTTCGGTAATCTGCTGCCCGCTTTCAGAGCCGGAAAGCTCGCCCGTGCAGGTTAAAATCTGATCTGCAGCGGAGACAGAATCCAGGCCTTTTCTGAAAACTTCTGCCTCCAGGCCCGTATCCTCCGGATCTGATCCGGAAGTGCCCGTGCCAAAGGCTATTTCCGTGGCTGCCGGCAGAGCGCTGCCTGCTGCGGCAGCAGCTGCCACCTTGGCCCGGTAAACATTGGTTGCCGGTATAGTAATCGCCATCTATATTGCCTCCCTATAGTGCTTGTTGCCGTGCCACCAGGTAACGAACCCGGAGTGCCAGACAGACTCAGGGCCGGGCAGTTCGACCAAGGCCTCGGTCCCGTCCAGCATGTCAAAGGTCTGCCTGGTCAAGGGTTCCAAGGAAAGATCCGTATTGCCGTCCAGCTGGCTATTGCCGCTCAAGGTTTCCACAGCAAGATTTCCGGAGCCATCCAGGTAATCCAGCTCGAACCTGTAGGCAGGGTCCAGGGTGTCGCTATAAGTGCGCGTGTTGCCAAAAGTATTGATGTAGTCCGGGGTTTTGGTTTTTGTCTGCAGGGTGCCCCAGTGCCCGTTGGCCAGTGGCTCGCCGTCCGGAGAAAATCCGTCTATCCGCCCCCAGCCGTCCAGAAGCTCGTCTCCGTCCAGATAAGAAGGGGTTAAGCTTCCGCCCAGCTCTTCGCAGCCCCAGCCGATGATTTCAAAGTGCGGGACCTGGGCAGATCCGCATTTGTCGTACAAGGATTTGATCCGAGCGGACCATGTGCCTAGCTTGACCCTGGATAGCAGTTGATAGAGTGCGTAAAATTCCAGGCCGATAAGATGGGAGCGGGCCGGCTTGGCTACATTTACCATACGCCGGATACGGGACTGCTCCCCTGTGCTCAATTCGATTTCCGCAGCATTGGCCCTGATGCCGAACTCAGCCCAGTGCGATGTCATAAAACGAAAATCCCCGTCAGGTGCAGACAAGTCGCTGCTGCCGTCCAGGGTATCCTCGCCGTCCAGTAGATCTCCGCCGGCCTCGATCCAGGCCCGGATCAGCTGCTTGTGTTCCTTGATTTCCGCGTCCCCAAATCCGGCCCAGATCAGGGCCTGGCGTACTGCCCAAACAGTACCCTTATATTTGTGCCAGGCGATGGACTGCCGGACCAGGTCCCGCTTGCTCTCGATGGGCAGGTCCGGCTCCCAGAAATCAACATGAAACTGCCAGGCCAGCAGGTCGACAACTTCCTCGGGCAGCTCGTTCAGGCGGGGCAGGAGTATGGGCAGCTCCAGGCGGCTGTTTACAGCTTGAAGCTCTGTATCCAGAGAACTGGCTGCAGCCTGCACGGTAGGATCGTCCTTAATGGACTTCGGAAGCAGGTCGGAAAAGCTGGTCTGGCTTAAGGTCTTAGGCATCTTCCAGGCCTCCGTAAGTGATGCTGACCGTGTTTTCAGCTGCCACCTGGGTCAGGTCCAGGGCCTGAAAACTTGCAGGGCTTGTTATCTCAACCCGCTTGGCCCCGGCCTGCTGTATTCTGCTGGTAAGTTCGCTGGGATTGATATCCCGGCCTAAAGCAGACTTCTGCCACAACAGATAGGCATCAACCGCTTTTTGCACGGCCTGCTGAATGGCTGCGGCCCTGGTGGAATTGGCAGTGCTGATGTAATAGGTAAGCTCCAGGTTGTAGCTGATCTGCTCCGGGGCCTGGGCGCTGGTATCGTCATTTAAAGGCCTGCGCTTTTTCGCGCTTACTTCTGCTTCTACAGCGTCCAAGATTTCTTGGCTTGGCAGTTCCCCGTTTTGCATCAGTACATATATGACCACTTCTCCGGGCTGGGGAGAGACCACAGATACATCCAGGATATCCTGGTGGGCCTGCCGGGCAAAATACTTATAACCCAGGTCAGGTCCGGCGCTGGAATACTTTTCCGGTGCCAGCTGGATGCGCTGTCGCAAATTCTCGTCGCTTTCTTCATCCGCTCCGCCCAGAGACATGGTGGTGTTGGACACAGCGGAAACATGGGAGACCGGATCAACCAGCTTGTTGATCTGCCCGGCCAGGAAGCCATTGCCGGCCGCGCCCGGAGTCTGGCATTTAGCCTGCACTTCAACCTGTGTGCTTCCAGATGGTATTTCAGCTGCCTCTTCGGTTTTAAAAACAACCTTTCCGTTCGCAGTGCAGCGCGTCCCCTTCGGGATGGTTACCGCCCAGGACAGAGGCCCGGCCAGACTAAAGCGCATAGTAGTCTTTGCAGGCTGAGCGGAAAGTCTAGTTGTATCGGTCAAAACCCCCAGGTGGTCCAGATATTCACCGCTGGAAAAAGCCAGCAGGTTCTGCTTGGCCGCCCAGTCGATATTGTATCGCTGCTGAGCTATGATATAAGCCAAGCCTTCGAGAAAGAGCCTGACCGGATCTCCAGGGTAGAGGGTAGTGTCTGCTATAGCCTCGTATGTGCTGATTACAGCCTGCTCCACATTACTGGGGTCATAGTCCAGAAATTTTATGTCCGGCAGATTAAAGCTCATCGAGATACTCCTCTTTGACCCGGATCACTGCCACCGGATACATTTCTCCATCTTCCGTGTCGCCTGCGTTTTCAAAATATATCTTTTGGCAGCGCACCCGAGGTTCATGCTTCTCTATGGCCTGGACCCAGGCGGCCAGCTTGCGCCTGCGCACTGTATTAATAGGCGCATCAACATACTCACCAGGCCCGGCAAAACCGCGATCCAAAAGGACCTGCCCGGCCAGAGTGGTCAAGATCACTCGAACATTCTGAAGAATCTCTTGCAGCCCTTGAGCGCCTATAACCAGCTCTTGTTGTAAACCGCTCACAGTGATTTCGCCTGCCATCAATTATGCTCCCTTAGCCTTAAGGACACTTCGGTCCAGCGAATTCTCCCCTGGCCGTCGGTATGCTTGCGCTCTTCCGAGTATTCTTCCAAGACAAAATTTCCTTCCACAATATCCCCTAAAATAAGCGGATAAGCCTCGCCAGACTCCAGAATGCCGTCCAATTGGCGTATCTCCGCCCGCGGGTCCAAAAACCAGGAATCCAGGTTCACAGAAAGCTCTGCGGTATCCAGTTCCAACCCGTGAAATTGCAATCTCTGCTTAGCGTCGGTCACATCATGGGAGCTATATTTCGCCTTACGCCTTCTGCGTAAATCCCGCCAAGTCTTTACCTTTTCGCTGGAAACCTCGAATATAAATTCCCCAAATGATCCTGTCTGAGCCATATATCCGCCTAATGGGAATGGTGATTAGTGTTTCCGCCAGCATCTACAATAGATCCGGTGGCATTAATATTTCCATTAACCTGCAGGTCGCCGTTAAGGGTATAACTTCCGGTATGCTCGGTAACAGCGCTCTTAGTCTCTTGAGCTATTCCCCCGCCCTGCGATTGAGCGGACAAGTTGCCCTGTAAGTTTATCTGCGGAGCATTAAGCGTGATATGCTGACCAGCGGAAACTTCAGCAGAGCCACCCACTTCCGCAGTCAAATCCTGTCCTACAATTGCATGTACACTTTTTTGCACTTGGACGTTTACGTTACCGCCAACATTGATATTGACATCCTGATCTACAGTAAGGTCGGCAACCTTGCCCTTAATATGGCCGTGCCAATTATGCTCTTTACGGTCATATTCCAGCCAGGTCCCGTCATCAAAAAGCACATGCCGCTTGTCCTGGCTGGCCACCGGGACCTGATCTTTATCCGAGTACAAAGCCCCGATTACAAAGCCCTGCTCGTGACCGTAGGGCAAAAATACGCACAGGACGTGCTCGCCAATATCCGGCATCCAATACGCTTTATCTTTGTGCGTCTTATGGCTGAGCACCCGTAGAGGCCAGGTCACCAGGCCGTCGGCATCGCTGCACTTAACCCGCACTGTGGCCTTTTCTGGGTAGGTGTTGACCACCACACCCACGCGCACAACCTGCTTTATAACCTCCGCCAGGTGTTCAGTATCGGGCTGACCAAACATTTAATACTCCAGGGTCCAGCGGACCGAAATTTTTGTTACATACCCCTGATTACGGGATATGGAATGTACTGCTTTTTCAATGAAATAGTTTCCGTCAAAAAAACCAAATCCCTGAGCCAGTACCGTAGACCCGGCAACCAACAGGGGATGGCCGGCAAGATCAAAATTTACCTCGAGCTCGCTCTTGTTCGCCTCCCTGAGCCGCTTCTGAGCTACTGCTTGCGCCTCGGCAGGGTCTTCAATTCGTTCATTGATCTTCAAAGTCTGCCCGCTTGGCGGAGCCCCCGGTACGGAAAATGTCTGCGAGACATAATCCTTCTTTTCCGGGTCCCAATAGCTGACCTGACAATCTTTATACTGCTCGTGCGCCTGGTCCCTTAAGGTGAAATTTCTAATCCAGGATGCACCCCTGATAAGACTTGCGACAGGCGCTTTAGCATCGTACTGCTCACCGGAGAATATAATGACCTGCGTATCGGAAACCTTAAGATTTAAGCCGTACTTCTTGGACAGGCGCTGCAAAAACTGCAAGTCAGACTCTTCTCTCTGGTCAACCCGCTTTATCTGTATTGCCGGGGCCTCATAAAGCAGACCTAAACCGTTCTGACCGGCTATATCCGAGGCCACCAGCTGCAAGGTAGACTGCTCCCAGCTGGCAGTCTTTTTTTCCCTGCGTAAAGATGAATTAACAGGCGTTGAACAGGCCTTAATGCGCACAACGTCAGGCGGGCCGGAAACCTCAAATTCGTCTATTTCAAAAGAACCGCAAGGAAGAGACAAACTTTTGCCTTCTGCAAACCAGTCTCGAACAACGATCACAGCCTCCAGCTTATCCCCCTTGACCGGCTTCCAGCTGTCAATCCACAGATGATCTCGGTCTTCCAGAGAAACTACCAGTTCATCGGACTTTTCACTGGCATGGTCGGTATAAGTAAACGAAAGCAACCCCGGAGAGATTTCTTTAGTAGCGTCCACACCAGCAATAAAAAGCTGAATATCTGCTGTCCTGGCTTTCATTTTACTTACCCCTTTTGTTTCCAGGGAGGCAGCTTACCGGCACTGGGCACAATCTCTATTTGCGGCACCTGCAAGATTTCGCCTCCAGAAAAAAACACAACTTCCCGGTACTGAGGGTTTGCCTCCCAAAGCTTATGCATAAGCCTTTCCTGTCCCCACAAGGACCTGGCCGCCTGATCCCAGGCCTCGCCCTGGCTGGCCGTATAGGTCCGCTTGCTAGTCATAGCGAAGCCTCCGTTCGTCATGGACTATTTGGGTGATCTGATTCTTTAAGCGGGCCAGCTCTCCGTCCAGGGCAGATTGCACGGCCTGGGCCGTCTGCTCTGAATCACTACTGCCGGAAACGTTAATTGTAGGTGAAAAGTTTATCACGACCTGCTTACTTGAAGACGGCTCCCTGTCAGGCGCTTCCCTGCGAAGCAAATCCTTAAAAACCCTTGCTTCACGAAGTGCTGCGCCGTCGCCGCCTTGAACAGCAGGCACCCTGTCCATCATCGGGAAGATCCTGGCTGTGGCCTCCTGGTCCGGGATCTGCGGCATCCTGCCCATTACCGGACTGATCCAGGCCCTGGCTTCCTGATCGGAAACAGCAGGCACCCTGTCCATTATCGGGGAGATCCTGGCTGTGGTCTGGTCCATTACAGGCTGCGCCCCAGCCACAGAGGTGCTTAAGGCCACACCGGCCAAGGCCCCTTGAGTCGCCCTCTTGAGAGCAGGCGCTGACCTCCTGACCCCCTGGCCGATAGTCTCGGGGATAGCCTTGCCTGCAGCTGTCAACCTGGAAAGCGGACCCTCTTTAGCGTCAGATCCGGGCATTAGCTTGCCCATGAATCCCAAAGAATCCTTGACCGCTTTATAGGCCTTGCCCGCAACAGACTTTATTCCCGAGACCAAAGTATTCAGAATAGCCTGGCCGGCACTTTGCAAGCTAAACCCTGACAGCCAGCTTTTTACCTCTTGAAACCCTTGAATGATCCAGCCCAAAGGGGTGAAGTTCATAAACCCGGACATCAGAGTACTGACTATGCCCTTTCCTATACTTGACCAGTCCAGACCTGACAGCCAATTCCAGGCCCTCTGAAAAGGACTGGAAATCCAGTCCCAGACAGTACCGAAAAACGCCTTAACCTTGTCCCAATGCTTGATCACGTAATAGGCCGCAGCGCCCAGGGCGACGACTCCGGCAACGACCAAGCCGATTGGATTGGCATTCATAGCTGCATTCAGCAGCCATTGAGCAGCTGTCCAGGCCTTGGTTGCAGCGGCTACCGTCCATTGCTTGGCGGCATAGCCGACTGCCACCGCTTGTTGCCGCACCAGCGCGACATTAGCTTTTGTCACCGAGTATTTGAAAAAGTCGAAAACAGCCCTACCCATCTGCACAGCATCACTGACCAGAGTAGCCGCATACCGGACGCCAAACATGCCGATTTTGAGCATAGCCAGAGACGCGGCCAGGCCTATTGCAACCCTGGTCAAGCCCTGTTGCTCTTCAGCAAACGAGGCAAATTTGTTAATCGCGCCGCCTATTACGCCGGCCACACTATTGAGCGGAGGTAAAAGCACGGAGCCGATGGTTACCCCGGCCCTGGACAACTTGTTTACCATCAAGTCCAGAGTGTTGGCCGTGGTATTGGCCCGCTCTTCAAATTCCCTCTGCATAGAACCGGCATACTTGCCTTTGTCGGCAACCAGAGCAAAAGCCTTGTCCAGGTCTTCCATATTGGCCAGCAAGGGCATAATCGCACCCTTGGATTCTTCGCCAAACAGATCTGTAACCATGGAGCTGCGCTTATACTTGGGAGCCTTGGACATGCGCTGCAGGACTTCCCTGATTGTCCCTTCCGCATCCTCCTGCATGCCTTTGGCAACCTGCTCCGCTTCAAGGCCGAGCTTTTGATATGCTTCACGCTGCCGGCTGGTGGCTGACTCGCCCTTGGTCAGGGCTCCGGTAAAATTCTTCAAAGCAGTGGCAGCACGTTCCGGCCCGGCCCCGGAGGACAGCATAGCCGACCCCAGGGCTGCTACCTGAGATTCAGCCAGACCGGCCTGCATGGCCACAGCGCCTTGACGCTGTATCACTTCAGCCAGGGCACCGGCTTCGGCATTCATATTGTTTGACAAATAG